CACGTAGCGGGAGACCGCGCCGTGGGAGTCGGCGATCGGGGTGGTCGTCGGCGAGTCCTGGTTGTACAGGGCGACCGGCAGCGACCCGATCCAGACGACCTCGAGGTAGGCGTCGCCGAAGACGAGCAGGTCGGCGATGAAGTTGCGGCAGAGCTGGCGGATGTTCTGCGCCGAGTTGACATAATCGAGCAGCGCTTCCAGCGCCAGGACATTCGCCGGCTTGTCCGGGGCCTCCTGATCGCCCTCGCCGCTGTCGGCGTCCCAGTCCGTGACCAGGCCGCCGGCGGTGACGGTGCGGGCGATGGTCTGGACGGCGACCCACGCCCACGGGCAGCACAGGTACGCTTCCCACAGCTCGGTCAGCAGGCTCTTGCGATCCGAGGCTGTGGCCGCGCCGATACCGGACTGGACTTCGTCCATGCCGCCGGGCCCGATGCCGTACGCGAATCCGGAACGGGTGACGGTGCGGGCGGCGGCGGCCTGGTCCGCTGACATGGCCCTGACCGGGCCGGCCTCGATCACCGTGACCGTCCGCGCCGTCTCTGCGGCGTGGTGCTTCCCGCGGGGACGGCCGGTCAGCAAGTCGGCGAGAGGCACCCGGACCTCCCGGCCTTATGCTGTCCGCGTGATCCCGGATATCGCCATCGGCGCGCTCCTGATCGCTGCCGCCGCCCTGGCGGGGGTGATGGTCCTGGCCGCGCGCCGGACGGCGACGATCACGCTGGCAGGGCCGTTCGCCAGCGCCGGGGAGCTGCTGGACGTCGACCACGGCGAGAGCACGGAAACGGTCGTGGTCCGCCGGGTCATGACAGACCTGACCGCGGGGAACGTGGTCCTGGTGCGGCCGTACCGGAGGTGGCACGCGGTGAAGTGGACGCGGCGGTGGCTGTGAGCGGTGACGACCGGGCGGTCCGCGATCCGGCGGGACTGGCTGCGGCTGGCTGCCATCTCTGTTGCCGGGGGCACGATCACCAGCGGCTTCGCCCAGTGCCCTGCCTGCTTCTGCGCCGTGCCTGAGAGCGCCGAGGCGCTGGCCGGGCACGTGAAGTGGCACGACGGCGAACTCGTGCGCAACTTCACGGGATTCTGGGCGCAGCCGTCTACGCTCTCAGTCGTGGATGCGGCAACGGGCGACCAGGTGGCAACAGGCGAGCCCGCGGTAGCGGTAGCGACCTGGCGCGGCGACGTGCTGGAACTCGCGTGCCCCCGCTGCGTCTTCCGCATGTATTACCTGCACGGAACTGACGACCGGGGCCTGCCGCACTACTGCACCGAAGGTGGCGTGATCGTGTTCCGGTTCGAGGGTGCGACGTGGCCAGTCCGCCCGTGATCTTAGACAGCGGCCGGTGCAGGCGGCACCGAGGATGGCGCGAGCGCCGCTACCTGAGCCACGGCGCCCTGGAGCTGGGTCACGCCCGCGTCGAGTGCGGAGGTGTCACCTGCGACCCGGCCGCAAGCGCTGCCTGGATCGCGGTCGCTGACTCGCCCAGGCTCACCGCCGCCGCGCTGATCGCCGCTGCTGCCGCGTTCACGTCGTCTTGAGCTGCCATGATCTGCTCCTGTCGGTCTCGTAGCTCGCGGGCGAGCATGATCAGGTCGGCGAGGGCGAGATCCTCGCCGACGTCTGCGAACGGGGACCGGCGGACGGTGCCGGGCGGCGCGTACTCAGGCATCGGCCCCCACCTCCGTCACGCGAACGGTGATCGCTGGGTGCCGTGGGCCTGGTCGCTGCCGTTCCTCGCCAGCGCTGCCGCGGCGAACATGCCGTCCGTGTCGTCCCGGCGGTATCCGAAGTTCCCGACCTGCTCCGGGATCTCCATGCCGTCGAGCAGGGACTTCGGCGTGTCTTCGAGGATGACGAACTCGGGGCCGGTGCCAAGGTTGATCAGCAGGTACCGGGCGCAGTCCGGCAGGTGGTCCTCGGCGTTGGTGTCCGCGTCCTCAGGATCGCCCTTGGTGGCGTGCGGCAGGTCCGACAGGGTGCGGTAGAAGTTCTCCAGCGTGGAGAACATGTGCATGCCGGGGCAGGTGTCCCAGCCCATTGACCGGTGCAGGAAACACGCCGGCTTCTCGGCCAGGTAGGAGCGCAGGCGCTGCCAGCCGATGACCCGCGAGCCCTTGTTCGCCCTGGTCAGATGCACGCCGTTGTCGGCGTATACGTCGGCGATGGTCTTGGGGTCACCGCGGGAAGCCCACATGGCGTCATCGGCGTAGCGGATCAGCACCCGCTCGTCGCCGGCCTCGGCTTCGAGGATGCGCCGCGCCTGCTCCGCCTCGCCGACCCCGGCGGAGTAGAGCTCGCGGTACCACCAGACCCGGCCGTCCTCATCGACCGCCGCGTACAGCACGCCCCAGGGCTTCCCGAACCCCCAGTCGATGCCGTTGTACCGGCGCCACGACTCTGGCAGCGAGATAGGCGCGATGACGTGGCGGTCGCGCGTTAGTTCCGGGTACATCTGGCCGCTGAAGACATTCCAGTTGCCGTCCAGGAAGGCGGCCCGCAGCTTCGCCGGCAGGGCGTGCAGGTCGGCGGCGTACTCCGGATTCACATGCGGGTTGTCCGACAGCCGCGAGGGGATGAAACGGACAGTCCGGCCGCGCTCGTCGGTGATGACCCGCTCGCCGTGGTTCGTGGGCACGATGTACCGGGCCTTGACCGCGCCGTGCCCCGCGCCGCCCGGGTTCGCCGATGACCGGATGCCGAGCACCGGGATGTCAGCCCGGCCCGACCGGAGCCTCGACTCGAGGAACGCGATCACGTCCGGAGGGGTCAGCGTCCTCTCGTCGAAGACCAGGAGCTGGTACTGGCCGCCCTGCCGCCTCGTCGCGTCCTTGATCGTCTCCGCGTACCGGAACATGATCAGCGACCCGTTCGGGAACCGCAGCTCGTACTCGGTGCCGTTCCACACCGCGCCCAGCGCCGACGCGTAGGCCAGGTCCGCCAGCTCGGCGAGCAGTGACTCCTTCAGTTCCGGATAGGTGCGGCGGAACGCCCCGACCCGGATGCCGGGGTAGCGCATGCACGCCCGCAGCGCCTCGCAGGTCAGAGCCCTGGTCTTTCCCCCGCCGGAACTTCCGCCGAAGAGAAGGTCGAACTCGGTGGCCGCGTGGAACAGCTCCTGCGGGCACTGGCCGCACGGCTCTGGCAGGACAAGCGCGCCTCGCTGCCGCGCGTCGTGGCGGACCTTGCAGTTCGGCTCGTAGCCGAGGGTCTCGAAGACCGGCGGGTCGGGCGGGTCGAGCCGGTCGGCCAGCATCGCCGCGAAGCCAGCCGCCACCGTGCACTCCTAAAGCGGAGGCTCAATCCGCGCGGCACGCTTGCCGGCTGGTGAGCGAACGTAAGAACCCGCTGGCCAGCGCGACGGCACTAAGCGGAGGCTAGACGGCCCGCAGGTGCCGGGCGACAAGCTGCTGCGCCTGCTTCTGCTTCGCTGGATCAAACCCCATGTCGGCCAGCGCCTTGGCCAGCGCCTCGTTCACGAGCTCGATCTGCCGGAGCTGCACCTTGGCCAGCCGCTCATCGATGTCGCACCGTGCCATCGCGGTCAGGAACTTCTCGCACCGGTCCAGCGCCCGCCCCCACAAAAGGACTTCGGACCTCAGTTGCTCGCCGGTCAGTTCGCCGTCATACCGAACCGACGTGAGCTTGTTGACCAGGGCTGCCGTGGCGTTCTTCCACGCAATGACCTCGCCGGTCACCTTCGCCAGCTCCGTCAGCGGATCGTCAACCGGCGTTACCCCGAGCTGCGCGAGCCCGGCCCGCGCCTGCTTCTGCGCACCCGCGATCCGGCCCGAGGGGGCGCTGCCGCCGTGAAGCTTGCACCGGTCGTGGCCAGGATGCGGCGTTCCCCACCCCGCAGCCTGGGTGCATGTTCCGTCGCGGCCGTGGAGTTTCCCGCCGCAGTACGGGCCTTTGCGCTTCGGGCCTGGTGCCGGGGTCGTCATGCTTCACTCCCGGATCACGGCTCGTCATGGAAGGGCTTGGTCAGGCTGCTGCCTGGCAGCGTTCCCGGTCAGGCAGCCAAGTTCCGCCGGACTCGCTTGTCACTGCCCGATGTGGCTATCGCCGCGTCGCGGGCCAGCAGCTCGGCTCTGGCCAGCGCGCCGAACTCCCACAGTGACCGGCCGCGGGATGAGGTGACCGCGGGCTTGAGGTAGCCGAGTTTCCGCCACCGGCGGATGCAGTCCTGGGTGACGCCGAACTCTTCTGCGGCCTGCGCCGTGGTGAGGTAGACCCGGTCGTCGGGAGCACGCGCGGGCATGACCACGGGGCGCCACCCCGCAGACATGGCGATGCCTCGCAGGCCGCTGACCCCTGGGCAGTTCTCCTCCGCTGGCAGCTTGGATGATACCGCAGGTCGGAGCCGTGTTGTCAACACCACGCGTCACTCAGGCTCAGGCTGTCCTCGCTTCGAGCTCGGCGGCGGTGAACCGGCCGTTGCAGTTCTCGTAGACGCAGGAGATGTATTCGTCGCCGGGCCGCTCGAACAGGGTGTATCGCTTGCAGGCCGGGCACCGTTTCTTGACGTGCCGCGGCATGGAGCCGTAGTGGGCCTTGTCGGACAGCGTGCGGTGCCAGGCGCGCACTTCGGCGCCGAAGTCCTCCGCCGCGTCCGGATCGAGGATCAGCAGCTCGAAATGGTGGTACAGCCAGCCGATGATGGTCGTAGCCTCGGTGGC